CCCAAAACACGCCACTACTCGACACGTATTCAGGAGCGGCTGCGGCCTACTCACTACGCAAGCTCTCAAGCTCGTATTCTGGCCCTGCTATTAGAGTACGAAGAGACAATGACAACCTCGAAACTGACATAAATTTCAATGTGTTTGGAGAGCTCGACACGGTATCCTTGGCTGCTCACTGTGGGTCAAACAACGGCTACGTGACGAACTGGTATGATCAGTCATCGAATTCAAATACGGCTAGACAAACAACGGCGGCGAATCAACCAAAGATTTACGACGGCACGACGGGCGTGGTGACGAGGAATGGAAAACCTTGCATAATATCACGTGACCCTGTCACATCAACTTACTATGGTTCATTGCTGACATCATCTACAATTGCCGAACCCTACTCGGTTAGCTTTGTTGGTAGAGATAACCAGAATTATGGTTTTTTACTTGGTAACAATGAACAGATAAAAATTCAAACCGTCGGTACATTATTTTTAAGTGAAGATTTAGATGGTGGTAATAATTTAGTAGGATTGTACCAACATATTTTTGGCGTTGGAAATGGTTCTAGCAGTTTGGGGCGCGTTTTGGCAACGTCTGCACAACCAAGCGTTGTAAACTTTACAAGCGCAGGTAGTGATTTCGATATAAGTATAATTGGAGGACGGCATGCTAACGCCTCCTCTTCAAACCGCGTTGACTATTCTGAACTTATCGTGTGGAACTCCGACCAATCCACCGACCGCTCGAACATCGAGAGCAACATCAACACCTTCTACAGCATCTACTAATGTTAGGACTAGGAACAGGTATAAACAAGTTGTCTTCTGCTGAAGCAGCTTCTATAGCCTCAAGAAGCGGGGGGTATCTCTTGGATACTTATTCTGGGGCTGCTGCTGCATACTCTTTAAGGCAGCTCTCTAGTTCTTACTCTGGTAATGCAGTGAAGGTTAGAAGATCCAGCGATAACACCGAAACAGATATCGGCTTCGTTGGTGGTGAGCTAGATACGGCTTCGCTATCTTCTTTCGCAGGTGCTGGAGATGCGTTCGTGGTTTCTTGGTTTGATCAAAGCGGAAACGGTTTGGACGTTACGACCAATTCGGCAACATATCAGCCTCAAATCGTTGCAAGCGGTACACTGTATGTATCAAACGGAAAACCGTCGTTCGGAGAACCTGCTGGAGGCACTCGATATTTTAGAAGAAGCATTAGCACAAATTCATTGCATACCTCTAATGAATTCACTACTGTTGCGGTTTATGAAGACAAAGGCTTTACGGCTAGAATTAGATTCGGTGACTATATTGCAGATTTTCCAGCATGGTTGCCACGCAGATTCAGTGCTGACCAAGCATATTCGCCAACATTCAGACAGGGCGGAACTTCGATAACAAATTCTCAAGTTATTGCATTTTTAAACCGAAGTGGAGATTCTGTTACGGCATATCAAAACAACACATCAACAATAAACGCGACAGACACGGCTTCAATCGTTGAAAGAACAAGCACTCAATTTCCTATATCCCAACTAAGATATAACGCATGGGTTCAAGAGTACATCATTTGGCCTAGTGATTTATTAAACAATAGGACGGATATTCAAGACGGCATAAATAACTTTTACGGCACGTACTAATGAGCGGATATATTATAGTGAGTTATAGAAACGCTGCACCGCTAACCTACCTTTCTGCGACATCGCATAGCGAACTCTGTAATTATATTTTGTTTCATCACGGAACAGATGATCCTCTAGAGTCTGAGAAGGTGTAAGCTTATCAAAGTGTTTATACAGGTAACCAGAGGCAACCAGCGGGTATATCATCCTGTCGGCTAGGTTCTTTTTGTACATACCGTAATTTTCTGCCACCCACGATATAGTAAAGAACTCTAGATCATACAAGAACAGCATTAAGTTAAGGTACGACCTGGTGAGGTCTGGATTGCTATCCAGGAAGCTGTCCGTTGCGCTACGTAAGTTTTTTAAGTAGTTACTCTTTACGTATTTATCTGGGAGCTTTGACACCTCTCTAAATAGTCTTGTTTTTTTGACCGTTGACTTGGGCATCCTAATTGTTTCGTATATTTGACTTAAACAAATTTACATCATGAATCCTAAAGACACCCTCTTCTTTGCCGAAATGTACTCTCTCGTCAAAAAGATGGAGGAGACAATCGAGGAGTTCGAAATGAAAGACCGCACCTTAGCCTCTATAGTAGTAGGCGTTATAGACTTTGATGCTATGGAAGAGGGTGATGAAAGCGCAGAAATGAAAACAATGTATAGTTTCAACCTAGAAAGTAGGTCCGAGCTAGAGACGTTGATGCAGGTTATGGACGGCGCTTTTCAAGAAAACGATTCATTAGACGACCTCCTTGGCGATTTAGGCATATCCCTAAACTAAAATGGAAGGACTTATTAGAAAAATCGTAGTAGGCAAAGAGCCTAAAGACGGCATGGCTTATTATGTAGGCATGAAGGCTGGTAGAGGAGAGGTTTCCGCTATACTGGAAGATGATCATCACCTTCACAAATTTGGTAAAAAGCGATACCTTGTGTATATTGAAAACGATGAGGGCACGCTCCTTTGGAAGTCCATCGACGAGATGCCCTGCATGCTTGAATTTGACTTAAATTTTTAATTAATGAGAACATTCGATTTGTTTGTTGTCGAGCTAAAAAAGCTTGTTAACGACACGATCACAACCGATAGCGGTTTAGAGCTTTACATAGACAGTAGATTCAATGAATTCAAAAACAGAACCACAGAAGGCCCCGTGGTGGCGACGCCTTTTAAGTACGATACAGGAGTGGAAGTTGGGGACACGCTTTATTTCCATCATCTTGTTGTTATTAACGATGGTCAGCCTCTTACTGGAGAGGATGATAACTATCTTGTACGGTACGATCCTAATCATACCGTTAATAACCAGGCTATTGCTTACAAGTCTGCAAAGACTGGGGACATACATCCGCTGGCGGGCTGGGCTCTTCTCGAAGGAGTGGAGGTTGACGAGGAGCAACAGCCTTCTATTATCGATGTTGTTAAGCTTAAGGAGAGCCCTGTCACAAAAGGGAAGATCTCTTTTACTCCGCCTTGGGTGGAGGAACTAGGATTAAAGGTTGGCGATGTAGTAGGGTTTGCTAAAAACATGGACTATCGCATCACCATTGATGGGACTGAGTACTATAGAACCCGCGCAGAAGACTTAATGTATGTCGAGAAGTAAAAAGTTTACCACAATAGGTGCCGCTGAAAGGCTTATGAATAGCATGGAGATTGCTATTGACAACATGATCGAAGAGGTCAAAAAGCCTGTTGACCCTGAGGCTGGTGGCTCTTCTAGAAAGGCCGAGCTCCAATCCATAAAGCAAACAGCTATTGATTGCAAAGAGCTTTTGGTGGAGCGCCAGAGGTTAGAACAAATGGTTAAAGAGCTAAACGAAAATGGAGAAATCGAAAAAAACAAAGACTACTCAGGGGGATTTGCAGAAAGATTCTCAAAGTAGGCCCAGCGGTCTTATCTACTGGGACGACTATAACTTTGATAATCAAAACAATACAGCGGGTTACTTAAAGATAAATATATGCACCCGTAGCTCAGCTGGATAGAGCATCTGCCTTCTAAGCAGACGGTCACAGGTTCGAGTCCTGTCGGGTGTACGAATTAAATTAAAAAAATGCCAGATCTAATTTGCAAAAAATGCAAGGCTGAGAAGTCGGTTCAGACCTTAAGTATGAAGTTTAGAAACGGGGATGTCTATTATCCTGAAGGTCAGTGCGATTGCGGTGATCAAATGGAGCTGAAGAACCCTAAAAAAGGAGTACCTTCGTTAGGTAGGATGACAAAGCACGGACAGAGCTACTGATGTCCACTTTAATCGACATAAAAGGGTATGAAACTAAAGGGATTAAGATCGACCCTAACGGTACAGAAGGAGAAGCTACCGAACTCCACGGGTTACTCGTTGTTTTACCAAAAAAACCAAAGCGATCTGAAATTCTCTTCCATGACCTCCCAAGAGAGATGCAGGTGTGGAAGCGCATTCCTATGCCCGAAGACCTGCAAAGGATTCGAGGTATGGATGAGTGGCTCGAAAAACCTGCCGAGTTTCGAAAGAAATTTCATTCTTACATCGAGCAGGAGTTTCAGCGTAGGCGCGACGGTGTTTGGTTTTACAATAATGGGAAGCCTACGTATATTACAGGGAGGCATTATATGTTTCTACAATGGTCTAAAATTGATATCGGATATCCATCATACCTTGCTTTCCAGAAAGAGATCTTTCTCCACATGGCTGCGTGCGAAGCTGATCCTCGTTGTTTCGGTCAGCTTTATACTAAGTGTCGTCGTTCTGGCTACACTAATATTTGCTCTTCAGTCCTTGTTGACGAAGCTAGCCAAGTTAAAGAGAAGCTTCTTGGGATTCAGTCAAAGACAGGTAAAGACGCTCAGGAAAACATTTTCATGAAGAAAGTAGTTGCGATATTTCGCAGCTATCCGTTTTTCTTCAAGCCTATTCAAGACGGAACCACCAATCCGAGGATGGAGCTTGCTTTTCGGGAGCCTTCCAAGCGTATTACGAAAAACAATAAAACTTCCCAGCTGGGAGATGCCCTCAACTCAGTTATAAACTGGAAGAACACTACGAATAACGCATACGACGGGGAGAAGCTACATATGCTGTACCTCGATGAGGCTGGCAAGTGGGAGAAGCCTAGCGACATCAGAGAAGCCTGGAGGATCGAGAGAACTTGCCTTATTGTCGGTAAGCGAGTAGTAGGGAAAGCGATGGTCGGGAGCACCGTGAACCCCATGAACAAAGGAGGAGAGGAGTACAGGGTGTTGTGGCATGACTCTGATCCCAACGAAAGAAATCAAAACGGAAGAACTAGATCTGGGCTTTATCGAATCTTTATTCCAGCCTACAACGCGCTTGAGGGTTTTTTCGATAAATATGGAAACCCAGTAATCGACGATCCTTCCCAAAGCGTACACACACATGGTGGCGTCATAGGTATCGACGGCGAGGTTATAGACCAGGGAAGTAAATCATACCTTAAGAATGACCGTCACTCCTTCAGAAATGATCCTTCAGAACTCAATGAGATCATTAGGCAGTTTCCTTTTACTGAGGACGAAGCTTTCAGGGACAGCATCGAGGGCAGTCTGTTTAACATCGGTAAGATATACCAGCAAATAGAACACAACGAAAGCATTTACCCTGACCCTGTAGTAAAAGGTAATTTTATATGGAGAGTTAAAGATGAAGAGGTGGTGTTTTCACCCGATCCTAATGGTAGATTTAGGGTGGCTTGGCTCCCTCCTGATCACTTAAGAAACAATAAAGCTGAAGATAGAGGAAAGAAAGTAGCTCCCAATACACACATAGGGGTTGGAGGCGTTGACTCTTATGATCTTGACGCTACAGTAGACGGAAGGGGATCTAAAGGGGCGCTCCATATGTACAACAAGTTCAACATGGACGTGCCTTCTAATATGTTCGTTGTAGAGTACGCCTCTCGGCCAGATCTGGCAAGCATCTTTTACGAAGATGTTCTTATGTGCGCTTTTTTCTATGGCTATCCGCTCCTTATAGAAAACAATAAGTATGGCATAGCTAGACACTTTGAAGCGCGGGGTTACGACGGGTACCTTATGGACCGCCCAGAACATCTAAAAACTGGTAACTCCTCTATTTCGGTAAAGACAAAGGGTGTCCCGTCAAATTCTCAAGACGTGATTCAGTCTCACGCTCACGCGATCGAAGCTTTTATCCATGATCATGTTGGTATAAACCCAGAGGACGGAAATGTCGGTAAAATGCTTTTCAACAGAACACTAGAGGATTGGATAGGGTATAAAATAGACAAAAGAACTAAGTTTGACTTAACCATCAGTTCTGGCTTGGCTCTTTTAGCTGCTCAGAAAACAAAAAAGAAAGAGCGGGCTGCCTCAGACTTCAACGACAAGAAATTTTTTAGGACTCATAAGCCAAAAGCTTGGCACTTCTAGTTTTACTATATTTGCATTGAGTTATAAGAACTCTACTCATTGCAGATGCACAGTAACAACAAAAAATCTAGCTTTCCAGACCCGCTAGCTCCGTCTGAGCAAAAACAAAGCAAGGCTTACGGTCTTAGTTATGCTAAGGCCGTATACAAGCAGTGGGGCAAGATGGACCAGCAGAACTCTATCTTCGGAAACAGGAAGAAAACGTTTGAAAGAAACAGACGATACGCAAACGGAACACAAGACACGGCTATTTACAAGTCTCTTCTTACTTCATTAGACCCGAACAACGGTGACGGAAGTATGCTTAACATTGACTTTACTCCAGTGCCAATCCTGCCTAAGTTTGTACGTATTGTGGTGAATAAGATTTTGTCTTTATCTCCATATCCAAACCTAGAAGCGATTGACCCCTTGTCTTCTTCTGAAAAGGATAAGGAGCGGAGAAAGATCGAGATGATGATTCAGGCTAAGCAACAGTTAGCTAAGATCGAGGAAAAAACAGGGGTTAGCGTGGGGATGAAGTCTAGTGAGATACCAGAGACCTTAGAGGAGGCAGAGATATTTATAGGCAACAACATCAAATCTTCCTCTGAGATTGCAGCCCAGATAGGTACCAACCTAACCCTTGAGTGGAACGACTTCAATGACTCTATTCTTCGTAGGTGTGTAAACGACCTTACTATTACTGGTATGGCTGTGGTCAAGCGTTCTAACGACCCTAATTATGGGATTAAGACCGACTATATAGACCCTATTAACTTCGTGCATAGCTTTACGGAAGATCCAGACTTTGGTGATCTTACATACGCTGGTCATGTACGTTACGTCCCGATCCAGGAGCTGAAACGCATGGCGGGAGATCAGTTTACTGAAGAGGAGTTTAAAGAGATAGCAAACAAAGCTCAGAAGAAGTACGGCTAC